TTACAGTTGCGTCTCCTGTTGAATCAATTGCTATAGTTGTAAGCGATACTGAAGCTGTTGCTACTATGTTAGCTGTTCCAAGAGTTACAAATACTCCTGAACCAATTAAATCGTATGTACCGTCTCCATTATCTACAATCGAATCTACTGTTACCGTAGCTCCTGCTGCATCTTTTACAACAAAATCACCTACTACTAGGCCTGTAACATTTGAAATCGCATTTGCTGAATCTATACCTGACTTGTATACAGATACTACTATTAATGAGCTTGTAGCTGTTCCTACTTGAGCTATATCAACATCATAAACACCGTCTATGTCTGTAATAGGATTCCAATCTGCTGATGAAAGATTCATAGGTTCTACTACTACCCCTTCATCTGCCCATTGAGTCGCATCTTGATACACGATTTCAATTGGTTGCATCATTTTAGTACCTTGTTCAGCTAGTTTTTGATTCGTTGTTCTAAACGTAATCGCAAAACCTTTTGCTATTGTACCATCGCTTGATGTTGCCATAATTGAAGCTGACTCATCAAAAGGAATCCAATCCCATTGCTTATCATTCCAAGAGCGCATATTTAATGATGTATACTTGTTCACCTCTACAGTTGCTTGATAAGCAATTTTACCCTCTTCTGAGAATTTCTGACCCTGTAAAGAATCTACATACACATCCTCAGTTGATTTGTCAGTAAACGCATCGAATAACGGAACGTAAAACCATCTTGTAGCAAGTGGGTTTTTCATTCCAGTTTCATAAGTTGCCTTTGCTACTAATAAATCTGCTGTTGCGATTTCCGTTCCTCTCGGTACTAAGAAACCACCACGGAGTACACCGAGTTTGTTTCCAGGAAGTTCTTTATATCCTGAGTTTTTTAACGTGGCTTGTTTAGAGCCGAATGTATTAAATTGTGTCATAATTTTTTATTTCTATTTTCTAGTTTTTAATTCTATTTCTAATTCTAAGACATCTACTTTAGCATTAAGCTTATTCTGTGTTGCACCTTTACCTTTTAAAAATGGCAATTTATTTGTCTTGGTTGGCATAAAAACTTTATATACTCCAAGACTATTTTTAAAAGCTTTTGGGAATGGCTCAATATCGAATATTAATTTCGTGCTTCGTAAAGCAAAAAATAAAAATTCATTCATTAATGGAATTATATTATCATCATACGAAAGTTCATCTCGTTGTGATGGTGTATAATTTATATCCGTTTCATTAATAAAATACAGTTTTGCCGTTACCGTTTCCCCAACTCCTAATTGATTACCTAGTTCATCTGAATAATTACTGTCTAAGACTATTAAAGGATAATGTATACCATCTTCAGACTTAATTTGTCCGAGTTTAGACATAGTATTCGCTACGCCTTGCCAGTTATCGCTTATAAAGCGAGGACTTGAGGCCATATCGTTTACTATTTCTTTGATCGTATCTCTCATATCCCTAAAGAGTTTTTGTAATCAGTTATTTCATCAGCTGAATCAGTTACATAAGTATTGAATAAATCTACTGCATCGTTATACATTTCGTAAGCTCTGTCTATATTAGATACTTTTACGCTCGAATCAGTTTTCAAATTCATAGTTCCAATACTCGTATTCAATCTTATCTGCTCTTCAATGTAATTTGAATAAGTAAAGTAACCTATCATGTTCTTAACATCTGCTAATTCGCTTGTAGTACCCGAATCGTAAGTAATTAAAGCTAAATACTTAGCCTCGTTTACTACTATAATTCTATCTAACAGGACAACATCTGCTGTCTCACTCGTTGCTAGATATATTGGGTATACAAAAAAATCTTTGTCTATTAAGCTCATGATGGATTTCTTTATTTGCTATTTTTCCGATTTAACGGATTTAGCAGTTTTCAACTCAATTAATTTAAGACCAACGTAAGGAACTATGTCTAATATAGCACCCTTCTTATGATTGCCTACTTGTTTTTCTAGTTGAATTTTCATGTCTATTGTTTTAGTCTCGACTTATTGCGAATAATTTATAATTGGCCTCTTGTGCTGTTGCTCCTGATATACCCTGTATTCTGATATACGGATAAACAGTTGCGGTAAGATTAACAGTTCCTACTAAACCTGTTGCTGCATCTGTTAATGTAATAGTGTCAGTATTAGTGAATGTGACACCGTCCATTGAATAAGAGACGTAAAACGCATTTGTAACTGTTCCTGACTCTTTAGTCATATACAAGCCCACACCTATATTACGAGCTACACCTCCTCTTGCGCGTAAAACAACAGTGATAGTATCACTTTGTATTAAGCTGTCAGTAGTTTCTCCCCAGTAGTATACATATGAATTCTCAGATAAAGTTAGAGAACCCGCCACATTACCAGAAACGCTTGTTTGAGCATTTGCAGCCATACCTAGTACAGCCACAAATAATATTAATAATAACCTTTTCATTTTATTTAATTTTTATAATTAATAATTATGCTCCAGCTGTTATTGCTAAAATATCCGTTGCTATACTTGCAGATTTTACAAACGCTTTTTTGTCTACATCTTGTACACGAAGATTTTCTCTCATGTAAGCGTAGATAGTAATTAAACCATCTAAAGCATCAGTACCAACTTCTTTCATTTCAACAATTAAACCGTCAAATTCAAAGATAGTACCTAGTGAGAAGTCACCAGTTAAAAGAGTATCTGCTGTTACTAAAGGATTTTCAACACCTCTAATTCCTGCAATTGAAGCTTCACCACCTACAGCCCAATTTGGAAAGATATATTGACCGTCTGTTGCTTTAGAGAATCGAACGTTATCAGTATCAATTCTGTTTATTAGGTAATCAGATGCAACCGCACCGCCTAACATTTGAGTTTCAATCTGCGTAATGTGTTTACCTACTAAGTCAACTAAATTTGGAGTAGCTATTGATATTCCTGCTGTAGCAAAAGTAGTAGCATAAGATAATATACCATTGATTGCCGTGCCTGATCCGTTTCCGTTGATTAAAGCATCATTTTCTTTTAATCTCATGTTACGATTAACAAGGCGTTGAATTTCTCCAAGCGTATAATCGAAATCTTTAATCTGGTCTTTCCCAACTTTCACAAAATCAGCAATACGCTTGCCTGATAAAGTTTTCTCTACCCATGTAAGATTTGATTGAGTACTTGGTGCTGTTGCTTCTGCTACTGCTCCTGCGTTGTTTGTAACAGCTAATTGCTCCCACCATTTGATGTCACCACCAGTATTTGAGTTCAAAGTAACTACGTTAAACATGTCACGGATATACGGCATACCTCTTTGGATTTGACCTACACCGCCTTGGCGAGCTGCTAACGTGCTTGCTGTTGAATTTGCGCTTGTAACAGTCTTAACAGTTGTGTTAATAGAGAAAGGGACACCATTCGCTACAGCTTTCACCATATCTTCGTGATTCTCTTTTAAAGTTTCTCTAAAAGATTTCTCTTTAGAATCGCCTGCAAGTTTTAAAGCAGTCATTACCGCGCCTTGATCTTTCATAGCTGTTTCCAACTCTTCAAACTTCTCATTTGTTAGTAAGCCTTCAAACTTAGCGTTTAATTCTTCTTTGAATACTCCAAGAGCTGTTTCCATACTTTCTTTATCGGCAAATTGCCCTAAAGACGCTTTAAATGCAGTGAACTGTTCATCCATCAAAGCTTTTAATTCTTCTTCATTCATGATTTTAATTTTAAATTTTTAAATTGTTTCTTTAATTCTTGTTTTACTTGTTCTATAGTCACAGTGTCTTTCAACGGCTGTTCTTGAGTGTCTTTCGACGGCTCTGTATTTATTGTTGGTGTTGCTGAGTTTGAACCTAAGACAACCGCAGAACCTTCTACGATTTTAGCCTCTGTTACTGCCCAAAAATACCCTTGTTCATTTACCGTATCAATATTGGCAACATTACCTATATACTTATTCCAATCTTCCTTTTCTTCTGCGTAATACTTATCTTCTGAATTTATACATAGGAATATTTTTACATAACGCATACCTACAGAGTGCTGTTTTACATACCCTTTTAAATATTGATCAAACATGAACTTATTCCGATTCATATCTATTACAGAATCAAATATTAATGCCTGTGTGCTTCCTTGGTACTTTTCACCTATCTCAGACCATAGCATATCTTGTGCTGAAGCTTTTACCTCATCACTTATTATATGGTCAAATTTAAGTGCGTGTTCCTGGACGTGTAGGATATTCTTATTCTCTTTTAAAGATTTATTCCAAATACCCTTCATATGAACATCTGAATGAGAATCTAGCAAGTTCGTTGTGTTTATTACTATCTTAACTTTTAACTTATCAAATGTTTGGTCTTCAGCTTTTAACGTCTTCGTAGCAATTCCTTTATCTGTTGTCGGCTCATAATAAGAAATAACCGCATCAGCTTTCTTTACAGTTGCTTTCTTTTCTTGAATAAGAACATTCTTATTATCTTTTAGTTCTTTGATTTTAGCCTCGTTCATTTCTTTACTATTTTAGAAGATTTAACTATTTTTTCTTTATCAGCTTTAATTTTGTCGAACTTTCCCATTACTTATAAGTGTTAATTAATTCTTTAGCGTCTGCCTCTGTAATCAAATTACCTTCAACTGCTTCGTTTAAGCTAGATACCATTGTACTAAATATATCAGATTTCTCTTTCTTTCCAGTCTGCATACAGGTTAAATGTGAAAAGTCAAATGCAAACATGAATGACTTAATTTCTAATATAACATCAAAAGCCTGAGCGATTACACTTGACTCTGGAATCATAGTATCCTCGTAAAATTCTCTCTTAGCTTCTAGGTATGTGTTAAATTTTGTTGTGTCTGGTAATCCTAATAACGGAACAGGCACACCGTAAGATGATGCTAGTGCTCTGTTATCCGCGTTTTCTCCATCAAATAAACCTAAATCTGTTACTGACTTAGTCATTGACGTATATCTCATTGGTATTTTTGAAATCAATGTATGCCATTGAGTTTTTAATGTTCCGTATTTTGCATACTCAGTCTGTAATCTATCTCTCTCATCACTCCCCATAGATACCATAGTAGCTGTACTGTCAGAGTTTTTTTCGGGCGTAAGCATTCCGATTGCACCCATCTTGGTTACTATTGTGTTTCTACTCTCCTGACTTGCTACTATATTTTCAATAGGATAACGTAATGCGTCTATACGGCTTTGAGCTTGTAATGGCTTAGTAAGATCAACAGTAACGTCTTGAATCTCATAAATCAATTCCTTATCTTCGTTTCTTAATGTAAATGTTATACCGTTTAGTTGTATTGTGTAATAAGAAATTCTATTATCTTTATTATTTGCAAGTATATTTCCAGAGGTTACGTATGTTGTAGTTATACAACTATTCGGTATTACTATCATTCCAGTAGTTCCAAATCCTACAGAATTAATCTTATAAATAAAACAAGAACCATACACATTTATAAATGTTTCTATAGTTCTTAAGAATTGGTCTTTTGTTTGGTATTCGTTTGGTGAGTTTATGATCTTAATCGCGCTATCAAATTCTGCATTCTTAGGTATTTCGACACCATCTTTATCTGTTGGAATTATATTTCCTCTAGTAACTGCTTGCGCTTTCTTTGATATTATCGCTTGAAGTGGTGAACACTTTTCGTATGCGTCTGTTTGAAATCTTAAGCCTATTGAATTTATAAGGCCAGTTGCATTTGTTCCTGCCCCAGTACTTCTATCCCAAATATAGTTATTGTCGGTTATTGTCTTATATGCTACTTTATAAGCGTCTGTGAATGTTTTAAACCGAGAAAATAAGCTCATATACTTGTAGTTTTATATACAAATATACAAATGAATATATTATATTCCAACTATATCATGAAAAAATATGATTTGTATCATGTTTTAATATGACGCAATCAATTATTTAATATTTGTTTATTACAATAACACTAAGTATTTTTATCATATGGAAGAAATAAGAAAGAATATACTTGAATCTATTCACATTTTAGAGTTGAAACTTAATGAAAACAAGTTTGAATCAATAAAAGAGAAGTATAAATTATTTGACTTAGAGTTGAAACTTAATGAATTATTAATTGAAATATAAACTTAACTGGCTTATTTGCTATACACATTGCAACTGGGTTTTTTTTAAAACACAGAAGGGGGAACCCGAAAGAATAAATGGGCGCTTAGATACCGCTGTCACCCCGCCAGCCGAAGCCAGCGTGTACAACTATTTTACGAAAAAATCCGGGAAAACAATAAACGAAAAGAAAAGAAAACGAAGAACTTTTTTTCTGCGTTTGCGGCAAAGGGCCTTCTGTTTGTCTGTCATAACAGGCAGTTTGGAGTTCTTGCCGTTCTGTCGTCATATTAGTAACTGCAACGGCAGCTGCTGTTTCAGCAGTGGGAGCAGGTTCTACGAAAAAAACATCCCAGGTGGCCTTATAAGTTATAAATCCCGCGGGGTGGCTTCTTCTGTGGCCCGCGGATGACAGGGGCTACCTGTGCGTTTGCTAATATTTCGAAGTACGGACGCAAGCACAGTAACCCTTGGGCATTAGTTTTCTGGGGCGCTGCTGGTAAAATTGTATACGATTGTTTTTGTGAACTCTCCTATCTTCAGTATAGCTGTGGCGTTGGTAGTGCTTTTCCCTGTCCCTGTCCCTCTGATCTCAACCCAGCACCACGCCCTCCACGCCCTCCCCCTCCTCTTCGTCCTCTTCGTGCTCTACGTCCCCTTCGTCCTCTTCGCCCTCCTCCTGAACTACCTGAGCGATATCTAGTCGCGTCGCCGAACGATGGCCGTCGCCGAAAAGCAATACTACCGTACTTACGGCGCGTTTCTATTTTTGCCGTTGTGCCGTTTGCCGTTGGCGCCGACGGATCTCCCCCCCTCCCCCCACCCCCCCCCGAAGGAGGAAACTAGTGCTAACACAGCAGGTGGAACCCGAAAACAGAAAAATATTGGGGTCTTGATTGGATACTGTGCGTTTGC